TTCAATACAAACGAGCGAGTGAACGCACGATTTGCAATTCCTTTAAACAAGAAATCATTCGACTCATCAGCCTTTGTCTCACCACGAATGATAAGTTTACCATTGCTCATTTCAATATCGATGTCTTGTTGACCGAAGCCAGCAACAGCGATCTCGATTGTGTAATGGTTCTCGTCATTCTTGCGAATGTTGTATGGAGGATAGTTCGGAATGTTCTTGGCTACATCATCATGTAGTTTTTGTAGACGATTCCATTGTTCATCGAACCCTACAAAAAATTTATCAATATCTTTAGTGCCCCAGAATGTGGGGATAAAATCGTGTCCCATAGTAATCTCCTTATTGTTTAGCGAATGCTTTTTTAGCGTCAAATGCGAAAGCTGACATACCAAGTGTAGTCCAGAAGTCTACATTGGCTTTAGCCACATTCTTTGCAAAAGAAGTTTGCGCTGCAATAAATTGATCTAGGGGTTTTTTGAATTCTTCGTTTTTGACGTATGTCTTAACGAATTGAGATTTGACACCTTGGAAAGTGTCGATTGCTGTATTGATGTTTTGCAACATAGTTTTTCTCCTATTAAGCGAGTTGATTAAAATTGATACCCCGAAGGCGTATCGACCAGCTTACCGAGTACTGGGACACCATATCGTTGTGTCGGCGAAAGACGCTCCTAAGGTAGTAGAGTCTTTACGTTCCCATCCCGAGGGATGTAATCTATTTAGGCAGCTGGTAATTCAGCAGCCTTAGCAAGTGCTTCAGCCTGTGGATCACCTTGCTGTTTAATTTTGCTAATAAGTTTAACGACTTCTTCGAATGGGTGCTTACCCAATACTGCAAGAATCATATTCACTTCATTAATTTCAAGTTCAAGTTTAATCATTTTGATTTCTTTCCTATGTTATATTTCGGTACTAATTCCCATTGATCTTTCTCTTTAAAAGAGACCACCTTGATTTGCGACAGAGATGCTTTTTGCTCTGCCTGCCCATTATTTAGTATCTTTAACAGATCCCAATCCTGGAGTAAGCCAGCAATCGCATTTCTTCGCTCGATATCACCAGAGGTGATGTTCGATTCTTTGCCATCTAGTGCAAACAATTCCTTGAAGTGCACGATGAAGTATCTACCCTGCTTATGTAAGATATGGCAGGATTGATACAATTTATTTTCTTTTCTGGAAGCAATACCGATTCGAGTCAACGTCTCACGAACCTTCAAAAAGTTATCAGGTTCAGGCAATGTCACCTCAAGCATCGATTCTGGTTTCCAGTCATAGTAAATCATTTCGACTGTCATGATTTTCCACCTTTATATAATTTTTCTTTTATCATCATCAAGTCTTGATCACTAAGAATGTCTAATGCATCCTTAGCTCTTGCGCTTGAATACCCAAAATACTCTTTAACAAGTTCGAGGGATTCAGTACTGGCATCTTTCTTAGCCCACTTACTGAAACGTCTCTTCCTTGGAATAATATTTAGGAAATAAGAAAATTGCTGATCTTTATCTAACTCTGGATGTTTATTCATCTCGTTAGCGTAAAGAACAGTATCGGGGAAGTATGAAAGTCCTCTATTTACAATGAATGGTTTATAATCTTTACTAGCCTGTGGATCTTCAAATAAGTTTTTCTTTGTTTCGTTTATAGCATTAATGAAATCAAATGGGCTCATAATCCAGAATCCATGCTCTAGCAGCTGTGTCAGCCTCTTCAAATGTCATATATTCACCATCTGCTGATGTATATTCAGTCTTATCTACATCAACAAATGTAACTTTGTTTTTATCTGCTCTGTTAACGATTGCAGTTCTTCCTGCACCCTGATAAACAGTATGCATACTATCTTCTACTGTGTGATCGATATCTGCCATATCTTATCCTTAAATCGGTTCGTATTGTTTTAGAATCCAGCGTTCTGCAGCATCAATTGCTTTTTGTTCTGAGTGAAATGTTTCAAACTGATTCGTATGTGCCTCATCATCATTGAAGGTAACCATATAGTCTTCAGTGAACAATTTCTCTATCGATGCAGATCTGGCATCCTTTTGGTAATAATTTGTCATTTCAACCCCACTTCCTTTAGATTTTCTGCGTCAGCAAAGAAACGCTTACCAGAAAATCTTGCTGCAAGCGCATCTTCTAATTCTTTTCTAGTAGATGCCTGTGCCATAAAGTCATCAGTATGTTTATTGAAAACATAATAAACATCATTATGTTTTTCTATCTTAATATCTATTCTAGATTCTTCTACCTGTTTTTCAACTTCTTTGTTGAACATATCTAGAAGCGCATCTACTTTTTTAGATGCCCACTTCTCACGTTCGTTCCAACCAACCAAAAAACCTGCTGCAAAAACTAGAAAGACATACAATATGTGTTCCATAAGTTCCTCACTTAAATTTACACTCAACCATAATTTCGGTGAGTGCTGCCATTATATTTAGCTGGTGGTCAGCCACGAAAGCACCTTGATACTGATATTTAGCCAGAATCAGAACAAGTGCAGGGATACTTCCTTGGTCTAAGTACTCCACGGAATTATCATACAACTCTCTAAACAGAGCAACTTCATCTGAGTCAGAGTTCTTACCAACCCATTTACGTGCGTTAGTGAAGTCCTTTTCCTTTAGGAATTTCACTAAGTCTTTATAGGATTCTTGGCTGACATTCACTAAGATGCCAGAGTCGATCTTACCAGAAACTGAGTAACGCTGAAGTTCGTTTAGGATACGACGATAGTCAGGAAAGTGTTTGGTAATAAGTTCGGCAACAACCTTAGGATCAAACTCAATACCTTCTTGTTTAAGGATTGTTGTTGCTCGCTTAAAGAAAGATGCAGCAAGTTCTTGCTTATCTTTAGGTTCAAGTTTAAAGTCGATCACAGCGCAACGACTATGAATCGGTTCAATGATACGATTCTTATAGTTAGCAGTGAAGATGAATCGGCAGTTAGCAGAAAACTCTTCCATGTAGTTACGGAGTGCTGGTTGAGTTGACTGTGCCTGCATATAGTCAGCCTCATCCATAATCACAACCTTCTTAGCATCAGTTAGTGAAACTGTTGTGGCAAACCCTTTCACTAGAAGACGTAAAGTATCCACATGCCCACCAGTATCAGAGCCATTAAGAACAATGTACTCTGCACCAATTTCGTTACACAATGCCTTTGCGATAGTAGTTTTACCTACACCAGCAGTTCCGCACAAGAGCATATGAGGGATTTCACCTTGTGCAACATAATCTTTAAAAGTCTTTTTCAAAGATTCTGGAAGGATACAATCATCAATCTTCTGTGGGCGATACTTCTCCACCCAGAGAAACTGGTCATCACGAGATTCAATCATAATTAAACTACCTCTTCAATATCAAAATTTTGTAGCATGTTACCAAGTTCTTTTTGAACTTTTAGAAAGTTTCTCTTTTCACGAGACTTTTCACTCTGCGCATCAAAACAAGGAATACATTTATCTCTCACATCATTAGGATGATTCTGGTCATCATATGCTTTAAGATAAAAATGATTCTTGGGTAGTTCTTTCTTACAGCAAGAACACCAAGAAGTTGCTCTGGCTAAAGTTCCATCTAATGTTGTTACCCAAAGTTCTGGGCAAACCTTACGTGTGACAACTGCAACTTCTGCATTCTCTTTTCTCAAATGTGTCATAATATAGTCCTTTCAAGTTATTGCATATCAAATTTCACTACAATCCTATTTTGATCTAAAAGTACTTTATGTTCAATATAAGATCCTTTCTGAGTATCATTAAGATACTGATCATATCTTCCATACATTTCTTTCAAAACTTCTTCTCCAGTAACTTGCATCAGTTTATTGCTAATATATTTTGTGTCCAAGAGTTCCAAACCATTCATCACCTGCGCCCAGTTCGGAGACTGGAACATATTATACTCAGCCATAAACAGAGACTGATTTGGTAGAGTCTTTTTAAAGACTTCCAAATGCTCTTTAATGAAGTCAGTCTTCGTCATCATCTCAGGTAGAGTTCTCCAGAACAGTGTATCGTTTCTCTTGGTCATATAATGCAATTGAACAAAGTCAACAATATTGTCAAAAGATCTAGTGAAGTCATTATTATACTTCTCTGCGTACTTTCGGTCAAGTTCCCATAGTGGTAGCATCTTTGCGATACCAAATGCCTGTAGAATAGAATTGCCGATACTAGATGCCTCAAGTGGTTCTACAAATGATGCAGAAAGACCAACAGAGATACAGTTGTTGATCCAGAATTTATCTACACGACCAGCCTCAAACTTAATGTCCTTGGCAACCTTAACTTCTTCTGTGTAGAAAGATTGGATCTCTTCATGCGCTTCAGTTGAATCAATAAACTCATCAC